GCAGCAGTCAGAACCTGCTCAGGGGTATACTCTTGAACAATCTTATCTGGTTTCTCTTTCTTCTTCTGCGGTTCCTTTTTTTTAGATTTCTTTTTTGCCTTCTTCTCTTCCTTCTCCAACAAAACAAGCTCTCGCTTCTTTAAACGTGAGTAACTTTCAAGTAGTTCAGTAAAATAATCCATATTATATGATAGCTAAAAAAGAAACCCAACCCGCGTCCAAACGAGTTGGGTCTTTAAAAAATTTACTATGGTTAATTATCCAACCTCACCATTAACAACGCCTTTCTTATCGTTAGTGTTAATGAAATAATCATAGCGGAAGGTCATTTCAATGGTGTGGAAATCGTTGGTTCCGTAGTTGTACTCCCCATGAGTAATCTTCTTGGGATAACAGCCATAAAGATGAATGACGTTTCGAGGTTGGCCTTTTCCATCAAGCTGAACAACGTCGATAGTTTGCTTGAAAGTATTTAACTGACCGTTGAGCCCTGGAATTTTACCACCCTCAAGCTCTCCTGTGCGTGGATCATATGTTACAGCCATCAGTTCATAAAGAAGCTTATCAACCTTTGTCTTCTGTAAGTTATCAAAAGTTACAACCAACTCATCCATACTTGGACGACCAGGATAGTAAACTTTGTCGTTAACTCTATGAACCTCAATATCTTCTACACTAAATCCAATACCATTCACTTGCTTTGCTGCAAGAGTAAGGGGTTTTTGCATAGTATTTACTGGATCTTTTGCTCCAAAATGAAATGAGATCTCCCACTGATAAGCTCGTACTGAATCTAGTTCAGTAGAGATTACAGGGGTGGTTGGTTGCTCACCGCTAATTGTGCGAGCTACCTGACCATCGTTATTAATAAAATAGGGGTTTGCGTTTGGCATGTTTTCTCCGTTATCAGCCTATGTTTGCTGATTGATTTGTAATGTTAAGTTCAAAGACTAAGACTTCTGCTGCCTTTGTAGGTTTGATAAGAATCTTGCACCAAAGCTCATTTCTATCAACTCTCACTGGAGTATTTACTGTCTCATCACAAATTACCTTAAATTCTGTGACACCCCTTCTTCGTTTTATATCCTCAAACAAGGGGACGAGAAGGGTTTGAATTCTTTCTTGAGTAATTTTATCATTAGGCTCAAAGATGAATCTCTGCGTTGACATGGTAATTACTCGCTTGATGAAAACCATAAGCCTTCGAACATTAATCCGATCCAGCGCCGTTGGGGCACGTTGAGTGGTTCTTTGTCCAAAGATTGTGATTCCTTGCAAGGGGAAATTAACGATTGGGTTAACAATGTTACCTCCACTATAAAGACTGTCTCTATCACCTTGGTTTAAATCAACTTCAGTATCAAAAGGCTTAGTTAAACGACCACGAACAAAGCCTGCTGGAGCGAACCAAAGCTCTGCAACACTGTCAGTGAAGCCCATTTGTCTTACAGCGAAGATAGCTGGGTCCATCCAAATATCCTTAGCCATATAAGACTGGAATACTTTTACGGCTGGGTAGTAAAGGCATGCATAGGAGCTATTGAAAGCGGAATTCCTATAAGGGGTTTGTCCGTTTGCATATTCAATAGCGTCTCCAGGGTTCCCAATTCCTATTGGGCAACCAAAGACTGCAAGGAAATTTCCAGTAGTTTCAGCCAGTGTTATTAAAGCATTCTGTACTCTCTGATCACTAATACCAGGAACAATAGCGAGAGTAACAGGAACAAGCTCATCATTTAGTGCTTGCATCCCTGTTCTGGTAGGAGTTACCTGACCAATTAAAGCATCAGCTTCTTTATCAGTATCTCCATCACCGTCACCATTTGTTCCACCAGCTAAGTTAACTGTCGTATCAACTAGTTTAATAAACCTAGGTGCTAATGGGTTCCAATCTCCAACCGTTGCACTAAATGTAGTAACTAAGACATCTGCATCGGCAGGCATCGAGACGTTGGGATATCCAGTGTAAGAATACCCGCCACCGTGACCACTTACCTGAGTTACGCTATTGGTAAGAGCACTCAAATGAGACTCATAAAAAGGTACCGCAGCATCAGAGAAGATACTATCTTCTAAGATTAGATTGCCTTTAATGGTTTCTGATTTTAGGTCTGTAGCACCTGTGTTAATTACATCCTCTAAGTAATTTCCAGAAGCAACAAACGAGGCTTTGAATCCCTCCTCTGCTATTCCTCCATCATTAATATTAACTGTAAAGTTTCTAGAGCCTAAGGGACCTACTGTGATAGAATTTCCTAAGATACTACCATCTGCAAGTGTTGATGTGTTATACCCTGTACCAGGATAAAGTGATTCAGTTAGATAACCTATAGATGAAAGAGTATTATCTGATCCTAGTCTTGCACCAGGATTAAAAGAATAACCGTTTGTTTTTAAAGCAAAAGAGTAAGCTTGTGTTGCAGAGAGGGACGCTCTAGCACCACTTGTACTTAAGTGGTGAAGTATTCCAGAGAGACCAACAGAATAATTACTGTCTGAGTAGGCCGAAACTGCTAAAGACGCACCTGAACCTGCATAGTTCCCTACTAAGTAAACTGCGCTGCCTTGGCTGGGTCCATCGTCGGGACCTTGCAAAGTAGCACCAGAAGTAAAGTAAACACCAACTTCATCAGTGTCCATGTTACCACCAATGACTGACTTCATGGCTACATCTTGCGTTGTAGCAAGCTGACCACCAGACATTGTTCCTGATGGGATAGCGAAGCTTTTAGGCACGGCAAACCTTTCCCGTCCCGCACTATCAGTTACTTGAACTTTTAAATAACAGGGTTGACTAACACCAATGCCTGCCGCGCCTCCAGTATCGACAGCGGGTACTCCTGAAACAAGCATTGCAGGGCACGACCCCATAGGCATTACCCCACTTGCCGCATTGGCTCCTGTCTCAGCAACAGCGCGAACATAATATGTTTGGTTAGCCGTTTCTAAAATCTCTAAACCACCCTCTAAGCCTTGACCAGCTAAAGCCTCTTGGGGTCTACCAAAAGTTTTTACTAGATTCTCCTGGCTTGTTATAAGGGTAGCCTTATTAGTGGGGCCTTTGCTTGCAAAACCAACAATACCTACAACCGTAGGGTTAACTGCTGGGGTGTAATCGCTAATGTCTTTCTCAATTACATATACACCTGGACTAACGAAATTTGCCATAATTTATCTCCTAAGCATTTCTGATACTAAGCATACGACGAGCAGATAAGGTCTGCATTTGTCCACTGACAAACGAAGGAGGGACAACCATTGTCTCTCTAGGCATAAGCCAGACTCTTTTCGCTCCGCTGCTGGTGGTTAAATACAACTCTAAGCGTTGTAAGCAATCATTTGTAATACTTTTCATAATAACCTCTATTTATATTTAGTAAATTTAGGCCCAAATAGTGCTAAAAAAATTAGCACTATTCTTAATACCTATTAAGAATCCACTATTATTGCATCTAAATTAAGCTCTTCAATCTGTCCCGTAGATGTTATAAGATATTTTGGACTTTTTATGTACGTTTCAACAGAAGCAGTAAATGATTTCCGAATAACTCTATCTTCTCTATCCCCTAAAGAAAAGCTATAGTTATTAGTTTCTGAAGCTAGAAAGACTTTACTATCCTTACTAAACTGTGTGTTTAATTCAATAGAAGGGTTAAATCTAAGCCTAATTTGCTGTGATAATTGGTCCATGTCTTCCATATACTTGGCCCAAACATTAATATTATACTGTATGGTAACAGGTCTATCACACAAACTAATTATCCTCTCTGCTTTTTGTTTATCTTTATTCCAATAGGTACTATGCATAACTACAGGAAAATATTTTTGTCTATTGGGACTTTCTATAATACTATTTTGTGAGATAGTAAGAAAAGGCAATACTAAATTATCTGTCTGGTGTAATTTTGCTATAGTTCTATCTGGGTTTCCATATCTACATTTAGATTTTATTATTTCTAATTCATCATTAAGATAGGGCAAATCATTAAACTCGCTTAGTAAAAATCTAACAATTTCTTTGTATCCATTTAAAGGAATAACACTTTTTTTGTCCATCTGAGATATTAAATTTAATAAATACTCTTGAGATGTTATCCTTGAGGTTTTGATTAAATCAAAATTACTAGAAGTTGTTATATCAAAATTATTTGTCATTTTATAATGCTCTCAGTTAGAGTAACTTTTAATACCCTATCAGCTTCTCCCCCAGGAAAAGGAGGATCTTCAACTGTTTTTTCTCTTTTTGGTTTTGGTCGAGGGCAGGTACACGCATCTTCCGCTGGAAGCCCTTGTTCAAGTGCGTGAGGAACCCCCTTTCCATAAGGACCTGAGAACTTTATATACTTACTTGAAGCGCAAGCACACTCAAAATATCTATCATCATACTCATCAGAGGCTTCGACCATACTCCAACACACTGTTGGAGGAGAAAATTTTAGTTCATTACACTCATCATTAGAAAAATCAGGGCACTCGGCCTCTGGGTGAGACTCTTTACATTCCTCAAAGTAAGTCCCTTCAAAATCATAAGTAGGTTTGGGGTGACTAGGAGTTGTAGAAGTATTTTGTCTCCAAGACCCTTCAAACCTTCGAAATTTACAACAGTTTACTGTGGTCATAGATCTTTATATCCCCCCACATCATTACTTAACTCGGTGAGGGGTTCATCTATAACACTTGCCTCATCACGAAGAATCTTGGCAGCGCAGACCAGATGATAAACTCCATATAATTGAAAACTGTCTTCTTGAACCTCAAAAATTTCGTATTTTTGGTTCTGGAATTTTGGTTTGATTATATCCCCAGCAATAGGAGACCTATTGATCTTTGAGGTAATATAAGATTTATTAAAAATAAATAACTGATCGTTAGTTAACTCTAAGCCAAACTCTGTAAGATTCTGTTCCACCGGCTTGGGTTCATAATGACCATAAACATTAATTGGTTCAGAAATTATAGGCTTATTCCTAGCCTCTAAATATATTTCATCATAATCTTCAGAAATTAGGAACTTATAGTAGAGAAGTTCCGATCCTGCTATACGAATAAGCTCATCGTCTACTAGGTTAAAAAGATTGATATCAGCATTCTCTTGGTCAAAAAAAGATAGATCACTCTTCCCTTCCAACTCAGGAAGAGGCAGCATGTCTGTAGACACCTCAAAAAGATCTTTCTTTCTGTCCATCAGAATGTAGTGAAGACGGGTGGCTCTTCAACCTCCATCAATAATTCTTCAATTAATGCCTGTTTTTCCTGCTGGCTTTCCGTTGCAAGCTGAGGTCCATTCAATACCGCTCCTCCCGCTGGGGAAGGAACTGAGGCAAATTTTCCTCTAATTTGAGATAAAACCCCTTTGGCAACAGCAAGGGCATATCTTTGGACCCAATTAGTATAGTAAGGTAGAATCGTATCAGAATCAATAGCCCTATACTCCAAAATAACCTTCTCAGGAGTCTGGGAAGGAGAGGGATAAATCTGTAGGTATTTACCACCAACAACATTAAACCCTCCGTCCTGGCTAAGAATCTTTCTGTACATCTCCAAGTTCTGTTGAAGCTGATAGAACTCAGCAATATTCATATCCCCAAACAAGAAGTTATCTTGGAAGTATTTTAAGAAAAAATCGAACTCAAGGGTACCATTCTGAGATGCGATAGTTAATAAGGTCTTTCTATATGCTACATATTCCAAATTTTGGAGCATGTAGAGAGGNATTTCATAAATATTCTGCCCCGCAGAAGCATCAAAGGTTGCATACTGTAGATTCCACAAAGGAGCATGATAATTTAATTTATTAATTGCTTCTTGTATGGATTGCTTTAATTGAAATCCCGTTAACTCTACACGGACAATAGGGAACCCTAACATCCCCAAAATATAGTCTTTAATTATTGTCTCATAACCACTAAACTCTGTCGCAGATTCTAAAGTTAATCTATTAAGCGCAGGAGCATCTATATCCCCTGTTTGTTTGTAGTCTGTAAGTAAATATCCCCCATAATCACCTAAACTTGTTCCATAGCCATTAAGCCTTGGTTTTGGGATCTGAGGATGGTTGTTTGGTTGGCTCTTCATTCTTTATTTCCTCGTTATCATGTACTACTTTAGGTCTCCCCCTCTTGCGACTAGGATTATTTAAAAGAACTAAATAATCATTATCCAAAATAGCATTAGATTCAATTATTTGCTTAGGTCTAATCTCTATAATTTTATCGCCTATAGTAGTTAGCATTCTAAACTTACATTTGCTTTGATATTTATACATTATTTACCACATAAAAGAACAAGGGTGGGGGCCAGAGCCCCCACCCTTTTAAAAATAATCAGTATTGTCTTAGCAATCCAAATTAGACATTCGCGTTGTTTTTCACAGCGAAGAATGGTGTGAAGAGGTAGTTTGCAGTAGGCCCAACGAGTCTAATGATTCTGTAGAATCTAGACGCTGGAGCGACTTCTGCTTTACCGTAACGAGTAATGATGCCTTTTTTGGGCTGGAAAGTCTCGGGATCAGTGATGGTTGGTGTTTGCTGTAATGGAATGTAGGGGCAGTAAACATAACCCGAATCCATTGCGTTGGCACCTTTGTAACCAATAAGAATCTCGTCCTCAGGATAAAGAGGATCAATATAGAGGTCAAACTGACCAGCAAGCTTACCCTTATACTCGACCTTAGCCCCAGCCATATTAGTGGGACCATCTGATTTCTCAATACCACCTTCCATCTTGGCAGCAGCAACAAGCATTGCGCCAACAGTGGGAGAGGTGACCATAAAGTTACCAGGACCGCGCAGGGTAGTCTTGTAAATGTCAGTTGCCGCTCTCTGGCAGAGTGCCATGAGGTTAGCATAGACATGACCAACGTGCTGAGGTGCAAAATCAAGAGCAGAGCTAGAGAAATCAATCAAGAACACGTTATCGTAAACTGACTCACCTTCGTTTCGGGTGTTGCCGTACTTACCAGCAAAATCATAATCGAATGCACTTGCATTTGTGAAGTCTGGTTGGAAGCTCAAGTTAGGACCATTGGCTTGGTTCTGAGATTGATCCAAAGAACTTCTTTGCCAACCAAGACCAGAACCAGTATCTTGAGCAGACCTACCAACACCATAAGCAATCATCCGAAGATCTTCAATAAGTTCACGGTCGATCTCAAGGCGAAGCTCTTTACCTAGAAGGTCAGTAAGCTCCTGCTCAAGGTCGAGGTTGTGATAAGCCTTAAGGTCTTGAGAAGCCTCAAGAGTCCAAAGGGCTCTCATCTTACG